TGGTGGCAATTTTTCCAAATAATTTCTTGAACATCTCTAGGTGTTGGTATTAGATTGTCTTATGAGTCTTCGTGACATCAAGGACGGTTGGTATAATCTAGTCAAGACAATGTTTGGCGGTGAAGTGCCTGAGTGGATTATGAATATTGCCCAGGAGAGATATGATGTATGTCTCGAGTGTCCGCATTTAAAGACACTCAAGGGGTGGAATGTTCGACACTGCACACAGTGCAGTTGTGGTTTTCCGGCTCTGGTCTGGGCACCTCAAAAAAAATGTCCGATGAATAAATGGAAGAGATGAACCCACGGTTGTACAGTTCAGGATGTGGGTATATACTAGGTAAGTTCTTCGGAACACGCCAACAGTTGAAAAATTAGGAGATAAACAATGGCAGTTGATTTTGACAAGATTAGAAAGAAGCTAGGACAGCTTTCAGGCCAGAACAGTCGTCGCGACAAGATGTGGCGACCCCAGGAAGGTGAGGAGACCACGGTACGCCTGCTCTCATTTGCCGACAATGATGGGCAGCCCTTCAAGGAGCGCTGGTTCTACTACAATATTGGGAACAATCCGGGCCTTCTGGCGCCGTACCAGTTTGGAAATCCGGATCCCATTCAGGAGCTCATCAATAAGCTTCGGGATGATGGATCTAAGGAGTCCTATGAGCTCGCGAAGAAGCTCTATCCCAAGATGAGAAGCTACGCTCCCGTCGTAGTTCGGGGTGAGGAGGACAAGGGTGTGAGGCTCTGGTCTTTTGGCAAGACAGTGTATCAGAACATTCTGAATATCATGCTTGACGAGGACTATGGCGATATCACTGATCCGGATGAGGGTCGAGATGTCAAGGTTGTTTGCACCAAGCCACCTGGACGTATGTGGGCAACTACCACCGTTCGTCCACGTGGAAAGGCAACGCCTCTGTCTGAGAACACCAAGCAGGCCCAGGAGTGGGTGGACAACCCACCTGATCTGGATGATCTCTACAGCTGTAAGACTTACGAGGAGCTGGAAAAGATTGTCAACGATTGGCTGGATGGCGATGATGAGTCGTCTGACGTGGGCTCAGAGCGCCCGGTTCGAAGCGAATCTGCGCCTTCTTCTGAGGGAACGTCGTCTCAGTCAAAGTACAAGAGCCTTGATGACGCCTTTGCGGATCTTGAGGATCTCTAGGCCGAATCTTTGGTGAGTTTCAACGGGGCGGCAGGGGTTGAATTCCTGCCGCCCTTTTTCTTGAACAAATGAAAGCTTTTCGGTACATTCGTACTAGAATATGGGGTAAGGAATGTCTAAAAAGAAAAAGAAGGATGAGGGTTTGGCTGAGGATTTCACCTCTGAGCTGATCCAGTCCCTCAATAGAGATCATGGTAGCAAGGTTGCCTACAATCTGGCCTATGATGTTTCTCCCACACATGTTAAGCGGTGGATTAGCACAGGCTCAAAGCAGCTAGACCATATTATTGCCAACAGGAGGCCCGGTGGCCTGCCTGAGGGTAGAATTGTGGAGATATTTGGGCCCCCTTCCATTGGAAAGTCACACATTGCCATTCAGATTGCCCGTTCAACCCAGCAGATGGGCGGGATCGTGGTGTATATTGATACTGAGAATGCGACATCAGTTGAGAATCTCGGACTCTTGGGGGTTGATATTTCCAAGAAGTTCGTGTATGTGGATACCCACTGCACAGAGGAGGTTCTCTCTATTGCCGAGGCTACAATCATGAAGGCTAAGGCAATGAACAAGGATGTGCCTATCACAATCGTGTGGGACTCAGTGGCGGCGTCATCTCCCAAGGCTGAGTTGATCGGTGACTACGATAAGGACAGTATTGGTCTTCAGGCACGTGCAATCTCAAAGGGAATGAGAAAGATAACGGGCGTGATCGGCAATCAGAATGTGCTATTTGTTATACTCAATCAGATTCGAATGAAGATTGGTGTCATGTATGGGGATCCCACCACCACCCCGGGGGGCAAAGCAATTCCCTTTCACTCGTCTGTGAGAATTAAGCTGGGTGCCGGCCAGCCCATTGTCAATAAAGATAAGGAGGTGGTGGGAATCAATGTCTCCGCGAAGACGATAAAAAATAAGGTAGCGCCTCCCTTTCGCACTATCAATTTTGAGATACATTTCGGAATTGGAATCAAGGAGCACGAGCAGGTCTTCGATCTGCTGAGAAAGCACGGCCCGGAGACTGTTAACGGCAAAGAAGTTTCTGTGGGCGGTTCCGGAACCTGGAAGCGTCTCCAGGTGAGCGACGCCGCCACCGGTGAAGTTCTTATTGAGAAGAAGTTCTATAAGAGCGATTTTGACAAGATAATGTCAAACCCAGAGTACACGTCATACATCGATGATCTCCTAGAGCAGACATTGGTAAAACAGCCTGATTCCGTAGACCTGGATATCGATCCAGAGTCATACGAGGAGATAAGGTCTGTGGCGATGGAAATGGAGGAAAACTTCGTCAACCCAGAGGAGTGATCAATGGGGAACACTCCCATGAGACCGGTCCTTCTTGTTGACGCCATGAACCTCTTTGTTAGGAGCTTCGTGGTCAATCCCACTATGAATGCCCACGGAAGTCCCGCTGGTGGAACTGTGGGTTTCATGAAAAGCCTCGAGCTTCTCATCAAAAAGATATATCCTTCTGATGTACATGTCGTGTGGGAAGGAGGGGGATCACCCAGGCGCCGGGCAATTTATCCTGACTACAAGAAGAAGAAGAAGCCCCAGCGTCTGAATCGGTTCTACTCAGATGACATACCGGACACAGTGGAAAATAGAAACAGTCAGGTGGCACTAACAGTTGAGCTTCTAAAGAATGTTCCTGTGTCACAAATATATGTCTCTGACTGTGAGGCGGATGATGTCATCGGGTACTTAGCGAGGTATCGGTACAAAGATCGAGACTGTGTGATAGTTTCCTCGGACAAGGATTTCTATCAGCTTTTGTCAGACCGGGTGACCCAGTGGTCTCCGGGTCAGAAGAAATTCATCACACCTGAGGCCCTGGTAGAAAAATTTGGAATTCCTGCACACAATTTTTGTGTGGTGAGATGCTTTTGTGGAGATCCATCTGATAGTCTAGGAGGGATAAAAGGTGCCGGTTTCAAGTCCATGGCAAAGAGGTTCCCAGACCTAACAGGACCGAGTGCGGTGACTGTCGCGGACATACTTAATGAGAGCTGCACTCAGACGGCTAAAAGCAAGGTAAAATTGTTCAAGAGTATCATGGAAAATTCCAGTATTCCCCAGAGAAACTGGAAGCTCATGAATCTAGACTCATCTATTTTGGCCGCCTCACAAATTCAAAAAATCAATGGCATTATTGATAATTTTGCTCCCAAGCGTGATAAGATAGGACTCATGAGAGTGCTAATACGTGAAGGACTTACAACTTTCGATGCAGACACTTTCTTTATGACCCTAAACTCATACATGAGATCATAGACGGAGACTCATGAATCAATTGGCGCAAAAGCTAGCGGAAAATAATTCTCAGGCCCATTTTAAGCAGTACGGAAAGTCCTTCCAGGAGAAGATCTTTCAGTGTCTACTGTCTGATCATTCGTGGGGTGTACAGATGATCGAGGTGATGTCACCGTCATTTTTTGATGTGAAGTATCTGTCCTACTTGTCGGAAAAGTATTTTTCTTATCACGGTAATTACAAGTGCTTTCCAACCTTGGGTCTTCTAGTGACGATCATCAAGGATGACTTGTCTGTTGGAACAGATGTTCTCCTCCGCGACCAAATTGTGGAATACCTACACAGGATCAGAACAAATCCTGACATGGGTGACCTCCAATTTGTCAAGGACAAGACTCTGGATTTCTGCAAGAGACAGGCGTTCAAGGAGGCTTTGGAGCATGCTGTAGAGTTGATATCAACGGACAAGTTTGAGAGTGTTGTTGACCTGATGAAGGAGGCAGTGTCGGTCGGCATGCCAAACTCCACGGGTCATGATTTCTTCGAAGATGCTGAGTCCAGATTTGTTGAGCACCAGCGTAAAACTTGCCCGACTGGAATTGATAGGCTCGATCGAAAGGACATCCTCAGAGGTGGCCTCGGTAGGGGTGAAATTGGAGTAATTACAGCCAACACTGGCATAGGCAAGAGTCACTTTTTAGTGTGTTTGGGTGCCAATGCAATGAAGCTGGGAAAGAATGTTGTTCACTACACATTTGAGCTCTCGGAGACAGCTGTTGGAATTAGGTACGACTCCAACCTCTGTAATATTCCCAGTAATGACGTCCGGGAGCGAAAAAAAGAGGTGATGGAGAAGTATCAGGATGAGGATCTAGGCAGGCTTATTATCAAAGAGTATCCCACGGGATCTGCATCTGTCAATACGATCCGGTGCCACATTGAGAAGTTGGCTCTAAAGGGTTTCATTCCTAATGTGTTAATTGTTGACTATGCTGACATTATGAGGTCATCAAAAAGTTATGATTCTCTTAGACACGAGCTCAAGTTGATCTATGAGGAGCTCCGAAATATGGCCATGGACCTAGGTATACCAATTTGGACAGCATCCCAGGCAAATCGTGATTCTGCTAAGGCAGATATTGTGGGTTTGGAGAATATGTCGGAAGCATATGGCAAGGCAATGGTGGCCGATGTAGTCATCTCAATGACAAGGAAAGCTCTAGAGAAGTCCACTAACTCTGGTAGACTTTACGTTGCTAAAAATCGCGCCGGAAGGGACGGACTGGTGTTCCCTATTCACATTGACACTGCAACGTCTAGAATTGAGATAATAGATGAGACCAGTTTGACGCTCAATGAGGCTGTCCATCAGGACGAGAATGAAATGAAGAGTCTTCTCAAGAAGAAGTGGAAAGAGGTAACAAACGCATGAGACTACTAGGTGTCGAAATAATATTTTGGGGTTAGGAGGTTACTAAATGTCGACATTTGATTCTGCAATGAAGAAGTCCCTAGAGTACTTTAACGGGGACGACTTGGCAGCTAATGTTTTTGTGACAAAGTATGCCCTAACAGACAAAGACGGCAATGTCTGTGAGGAGACACCTGATGATATGCACAAGCGCCTATCGATAGAGTTTGCTCGAATTGAGAAAAATTATGCAAATCCAATGCAAGAGAAAGAGATATACGAGCTTTTCAAGAACTTCAAGTATGTAGTTCCCCAGGGCTCGCCCATGGCGGGTATTGGAAATCCACATCAGATTCAGTCGATCTCAAACTGCTTTGTGATAGAAGCTCCACATGACTCATATGGCGGGATTCTCAAGGTGGACCAGGAGCTTGTCCAGATTGCTAAAAGACGCGGCGGAGTGGGTTTTGATATATCCACCATTCGCCCCCGAGGCCTCTCGACCGGAAATTGTGCTCGAACGACCGACGGAATTCAAGTCTTCATGGATCGATTTTCCAACTCATGCAGGGAAGTGGCCCAGGGAGGACGACGGGGGGCTTTGATGCTCACCATTTCCGTACACCACCCCCAAATACGAGACTTTGTGAAAATCAAGAGAAATCTCAGGCGGGTTACCGGTGCTAACATTTCTGTGAGACTCACAGATGAGTTTTTGAATGCTGTGGTCAAGGAAGAGAAATTTCAGTTGAGATTTCCAGTTGACTCCGACACACCCCAGGTTGAGGAGATAATTGATGCCGGCGAGCTTTGGAACGAGATAATTGAGTCGGCTCACAAGTGTGCTGAGCCTGGTCTATTATTCTGGGACACAGCCAAAAAGCTATCACCTGCGGACATCTACACAGAGGAGGGTTTTGGATCGGTATCGACGAATCCGTGTGGGGAGATAATTCTGTCGGCTTATGACAGCTGCCGACTGATGCTTATCAACCTGCTGAGCTTTGTGAAAGAGCCGTACACTGATACAGCTTGGTTTGATTTTGATGAGTTGGCGTCTGTATCAAAAAAAGCACAGCGTCTCATGGATGATATGGTTGATCTAGAAATTGAGCAGGTTGATAAGATTCTGGACAAGATTGATCGTGACCCAGAGCCTGATGAGGTGAAGGGCTCTGAGAGGCACATGTGGACCACTATTCGAAAGCAGGCTCTTGTCGGTCGAAGAACCGGCTTAGGTGTAACTGCGGTGGGGGATGCCATTGCAGCTCTGGGAGTGAGATATGGATCTGATGAGTCTATCTCCACTGTGGAGCAGATTTACAAGACCCTGACAGTTAACGCATATAGATCCTCCTGTGATCTTGCAAAGGAGAGGGGTGCATTTGAGATACACAATCATGACAAGGAGATGAATCACCCTTTTCTGAAACGAATTTGGGATGCAGCGCCAGATGTCTATGAGATGAGCAAAAAATACGGTCGTAGAAACATCGCGCTAACGACAACAGCCCCGGCAGGATCTGTTTCAGTTCTCACACAGACCACATCCGGAATTGAGCCGGCTTATATGCTCTCGTACAAGCGCAGAAAGAAGCTAACAGAGAATGACAAGAGCCAGACCCCGGACTTTGTGGACTCTGTGGGCGATAAGTGGATAGAGTTTGATGTTTTACACCATGGACTCAAGAAGTGGATGGATGTAACAGGAAAAGAAGACATTGAGGAGTCACCGTACAACCAATCCACAGCTACAGAGATCGACTGGGTGTCTAAAGTAAGACTCCAGGCGGCAGCCCAGAAGTGGATCTGCCACGCTATTTCGAATACGACAAATGTTCCCCGTGATATTGATGTGGAGACAGTCAAGTCGATCTACCTGGAGGGATGGAAGCTGGGCTGTAAGGGAGTGACAGTGTACCGTGACGGCGCGAGGGATGGAGTTCTTCTCGGAAATGGAAAAAAGAAGCGAGGTGCCAAGAGAATTGTCACCAGATCAGCGCCAAAGAGACCCGAGGAGCTTAAATGCGAGATTCACCATGCAACCATCAAGGGAGAGAAGTGGACAATACTTGTGGGACTTCTGGGGTCAAGGCCGTACGAGATAATGGGGGGTCTAGCTGAGGTTATTGAGATTCCAAAGAAGTACTCAACGGGAACAATCAGAAAGCGACCACGAAAGACCAGGGACTCCATATACGATCTCAAATTTGGGGAAGATGGTGACGAAGTTGGCATCAAGGACATTGTCTCTGCTC